ACGGCGATGACGACGATGACGATGATGAAGAAGAAATGAAAGAAACAAAAGGTAAAGTAAAAGAGTCATATGACTTTGAAGCTGACCTTGATGCCTTAGTATCTTCTGATGATTCTTTGTCTGAAGGATTCCAGGAAAAAGCAGCAACAATCTTTGAAGCAGCTGTAAAAAGCAAAGTTTCAGCTGAGATTGATCGTTTAGAAGATGAGTATACTCAAAATCTAGAAGAAGAAACTGCTGGTATTCGCAACGAATTAGTAGAAAAAGTAGATGGTTACTTAAACTACGTTGTAGAAAACTGGATGGAAGAAAATCGTGTAGCAGTTGAAAATGGTTTACGCACAGAAATTGCAGAATCATTTATGGATGCGCTGAAAGGTGTATTTACTGAGCATTACATCACTGTACCAGAATCAAAAGTTGATATGGTAGATGATCTTGCTGAGCAAGTACAAGAGCTTGAAGGCCAACTAACAAAAGCTACTGAAGATAATATTCGTTTNAGCGAATCAGTATCGGATTTTCGTCGTGCAGAAATCTTAGCAGAAGCATCTAAAGACTTAGCAGTAACTGAAGCTGAAAAGCTTAAGTCATTGGCTGAAGATGTAGATTTTGAAGATGCAGATACATTCGCAAGAAAAGTATCTACATTGAAAGAATCTTATTTTGCTAAACCCGTAACAGAAAATGTAGAAGCTGCAGAAGTATCTATGAATGCTGATAGCACTGAAGAAGTTCAGTTATCATCAATCATGGAAAGATATTCCGCTGCTCTTGCAAAATCAGTAAAATAAAAATATCCCATTAGGAGAAAACAACAATGTTTAATGCAGAAAATGCATCTCAAAAATGGCAGCCGATCCTCGAGAACGCTGCGATTCCAGAGATCAAAGACAACTACCGTAAATCTGTAACAGCGGTACTTCTCGAAAACCAAGAAAAAGCAATGCGCGAAGAGCGTGCGGCTTTCGGTATGGTTAACGAAACAGCTGCTAACGCAACTGGTGCGGGCATCGATACTTTCGATCCAGTACTTATCTCACTTGTACGTCGTGCAATGCCTAACCTTATGGCATATGATGTAGCTGGTGTTCAGCCAATGNNCGGCCCAACAGGCTTGATCTTCGCAATGAAATCACGTTACAGCACAAAAGCCGGCGCAGAAGCTCTCTTTGGTGAAGCAGATACATCTCACTCCGGTGCAGGTTCACACGCTGGTGCATCCGATTCATTGGGTTCATACGGTACAGATACTACTCCAGCTGATGGCGTCGAAGATTCATTCGCAACTGGTGCTGGTATGGCTACTGCAGCTGTTGAAGCACTTGGTAACACAGGTGGCAACTTCGGCGAAATGGCTTTCTCAATCGAGAAAACATCAGTAACTGCAAAATCACGTGCACTCAAAGCTGAGTACACAATGGAACTTGCACAAGACTTGAAAGCAATTCACGGTCTTGATGCAGAATCAGAATTGGCAAACATCTTGTCAGCTGAGATCCTTGCAGAAATCAACCGCGAAGTAATTCGTACAATCAACGTAAAAGCTAAGCTTGGCGCACAAACATCTAACACTGCTGTAAACGGCGTATTTGATGTTGACGGTGACTCAGACGGTCGTTGGTCAGTAGAGAAGTTCAAAGGTTTGATCATGCAGATCGAACGTGAAGCTAACACAATCGCTCGTGAAACACGTCGCGGTAAAGGTAACTTCATCATCTGTTCCTCAGACGTTGCATCTGCTCTTGCAGCAGCTGGCATGTTGGATTACACTCCAGCACTTGCAGCTAACTTGAACGTAGATGACACAGGCAACACATTTGCTGGTGTTCTTAACGGTCGCACAAAAGTATACATCGATCCATATGCAACACAGGATTATGTAAACGTAGGTTACCGTGGCACAAACCCATACGATGCAGGTCTCTTCTATGCGCCATATGTTCCATTAACAATGGTTCGTGCAGTTGGTGAAGAAGACTTCCAGCCACGTATTGGTTTCAAAACTCGTTACGGCATGGTTGCTAACCCATTCGCGGGNGGCGCAGCTTCTGCTGAAACTGGTACAGATCGTGCTAACCAGTACTACCGTATCTTTGCTGTTACAAACATCTTAGGCACATAATAAAAAGAGTAGGGTTTAACCTACCAACCTTAAGGGGCTCTTCGGAGCCCCTTTTTTTATCATATAAATAATGATATAATCTAACATTAGAGAGAACGATTATGGCATATACTAATGAAATTAACTATTCTACTGAACCTACTTCTACTCTTGTAGAAAATATTAGCTTTGCAAATCCTTCAAGTTTTCGTTTAGTGATTGATAATCTTAAATATCCAAATGCTCAATATACAGTTCAATTAGCTTCTATTCCTGATATGTCAGTTGATGGCGCAGCAATGAATACACCAAAAAGAAATATTCTTGTTTCCGCTGATAAAATTGTGTATGCACCATTGCAACTTACTTTTATTGTAGACGAAAACTTTACCAACTATAAAGAGATTCATGATTGGATGTTTGGTATGGTTGGACAAGATGATTTGAATACTCGCAAAAACCGTGATCTTGCGCTGATAATATATAATTCCAGTAATAACGTAGTACAACAAATCCAATTTGTCGATGCTCATCCAACAAGTTTATCTTCACTACCATTTGAAGTTACGGGCGAATCGGTAAATTATTTAACAGCAGTAGCGGAATTCAATTACAGTTATTATAAATTTTTATAAAGGTGAAACTATATTATGCTAAATCTTGAAGACGTTTTAAAAATGTGGGCAAAAGATTCTGAGATTGATGATCTCAGATTAGATGAAGCTTCTAAGAAAACAGCTTCACTTCATGCAAAATATCTAGAAATGTTGTCTGTATCTAAACTTCAATTGAAGCGTAGAGATATGGAGTTTAAAGTGCTGCTTAGAGATAAGTGGTTATGGTATAATGGTAAGATGCCAAAAGAAGATATTGAGCAACGTGGTTGGGAATATGATGCTTTAAATGGTCTTAAGATTCTAAAGGGTGAAATGGATTATTATTATAATTCAGATCCGCATATTCAAGAGTCGCAAGCAAAAATAGATTATCTAAAAACATTAATTGAGACTCTGGAAGAGATCATAAATAACATTAGATGGAGACACTCCACTATTAAAAATATGATTGACTGGAGAAGGTTTGAGAGTGGTGGATGAGCGACCTTAAAATACATAATAAAAATCATGCTTTCCTACACATTGACTGTGAACCATCTGTTGCTAATGAGCTTTCAGATTTTTTCACATTCTATGTTCCTGGTTATAAATTTATGCCATCCTATAAGAATAAAATATGGGATGGTAAAATTCGCTTATATGATAATCGCAATAAAGAGCTACCAGCTGGCTTATACAAGTACGTAGAAGAATTCGCGAATACACCTGGCCGAGATTATAAAATTGCGTTAGAGCATAGTAACTATTACGGATTGGCTGGATCTAAAGTTGATGTTGATATGTCATTCATGAAAGATATGACTATTACATCTAGAGGAAAACCAATTGAGCCGCGGGATTATCAGTTAAATGCNATTGAGCANGGTTTAACCAATAAGCGTAGTTTGCTNATNTCTCCAACAGCGTCTGGTAAATCACTTATCATTTATTCTTTGATTCGTTGGTATCTTGAAAATTATGATAAGAAAGTAATTATTGTTGTTCCTACTACTTCGTTGGTAGAACAAATGTATAAAGACTTTGGTGATTATTCAGAATTTGATGATGGCTTTAATGTAGAACAACTTTGTCATAAGATTTATTCTGGAAAGGAAAAGATTTTTGATCAAAGGATTGTTATTACAACTTGGCAATCAATTTATAAAATGCCAGGACATTGGTTTGAAGATTATGGTATGGTTATTGGTGATGAAGCACACACATTTAAAGCAAAAAGTCTTACATCCATTCTTTCAAAGTGTAGAGAAGCTGAGTTTAGATTTGGTACTACAGGTACTCTTGATGGTACTAATACTCATAAACTTGTTCTTGAAGGTTACTTTGGACCTGCGTATTATGTGACTACAACTAAGAGTCTTATGGATGAAGGATCTTTATCTGCACTAGATATTTCGGTTTTACTTATGAAATATTCTGATGCTGAATGTAGGCTTATAAATAAAGTTAAGTACCAAGAAGAAATCAACTTTATTGTTGGCCATGAAAAACGAAATAGCTTTATTTCAAATTTAGCTCTTGATCAAGATGGTAATACATTAGTACTTTTCCAATTAGTAGAAAAGCATGGTAAACCATTATATGATATGATTAAGAGTAGAGCTCATGCTAGAAGGAAAATATTTTTTGTTTCTGGTGCTACCGATGTAGATACAAGAGAACAAGTCAGATCTATTACTGAAAAAGAAAAGAATGCTATTATTGTTGCAAGCCTTGGCACTTTTTCCACTGGGATTAATATTCGTAATTTGCATAATATTGTATTTGCATCCCCATCAAAATCTCAAATCAAAGTCCTTCAATCAATTGGACGAGGATTGAGAAAGTCTGAAGATGGTAGAGAAACAAAGTTATACGATATAGCGGATGATCTCCATTGGAAGAGTAATAAGAACTATACNCTTAATCATGCTGCAGAACGCATCAAGATTTATACAAAAGAAAAGTTCAAATATAAAATTTACGAGATAACATTATGATAGAAGAAAATGATCCTTTAGATACTATGGATATTCAACACGTAAAGTTATCTGATGGTAGTGAGATAATCACATATATAAATTCT